CGATATGCATGCGGCCCGTCCAGGTGATCGTCTTAGCGGGAAACTCCCATTCGACCTTCACGGGGATGCTCTCGATGCTCTCAAAGCCTTCCAGCCATGTATCGACGCTTTCCGACGCCAGCACGCCTTCGCCGGAAATGCCCATAGACAGGGAAGTCGCATCTCGACCGACCCAGTCGACCTTGTCGGGGTCGTTACAGTCGGGAATATTCACCTCTTCGAGGCCCTTATTCAGCGTAATGGAGCGCTGCGTGAAGCCGCACGGTGCAGTATAGACGATCGGGTCGGCATCGTTGCCGAGGAGCACACGAATCTTGCCCCCCTTGATGGTGGTTGCTTGAGCCATAAAGGCCTCCTGAAAATGTCGGGAAAAGGTGGAGCGTTACGGCTCTTCGATGATCGCAGTGTAGCGAAGCGAGGCCTGCTTGAGCGCGCCGTCCGTGATGAAGTCGGTGCGCCAAGGCTCGAACGACACCAAGGCATTCGTTGCCAAGGGCGGCTCCCAATTGCGCAGAGCGCGGCGCACGGCGTCAGCGATCTGCCTCACTTGAGAAAGCACAGTCCCATCTGACCAACAGTCGATCTGCATCATGATCTCACCACCGTCGATGCAGTCGATGAGCTCTGCAACGTAGTTTGAAGGACCGATGCTGATGTAAGGTTTTGCCCACGTGGACTGCGGGATATCGGCGATGCGATTTCCAACCAGCGCAGTGACGGCTGCATTTGCTTTGAGGCGAGCAATAATCGCGCCCTGAAGCTCGAGGGTGGGATCAGCCATTCGCCGCCACCTCCTTCGCAGATTTGTTGATCGCGCGGGTTATGCGCGACTTCGTGCGCCGGCGCAGAGCGCGATAGGAGACGAAGAAGAACGGTTGCGCTTGGGTGCCTGGATGCTGAGTACCGGGGAACTGGCCGGCATTTTCATGCGCCTTGGTAGCGAACTCAACGAGGTGTGCGTAGCGCACCTTGCTGTTGCCAGCGTAAATCGTGATGACCAGCTTGCCGTCGGACGACTTCACCGACGCGATCTTTTGGCTGTATTTAGGAGCGTCGCCCCAAGTCCAGCCAATTGAATCGCGAAGTTCGCCGCTATCGACGGCAACAAGCGACTTCATGAGCGCGACAATCTCGTCGGCGCCCTGCCCCATTGCTTCCTTGATGCGCTTCTCGGCAGCGGCCGGCAGCTGTTTAAGCTTACGGTTCAGTTTGGAGAGGCCCAGAATAGTCATCCCGCCTCCCCCTGCGCCACAAGCAGCTCGATCCACTGGTTGCGCTCGTCGATGTTGACCGCAGCCTTGATCGCGTAGAGCACACCGGTGCGCTTATTGCGTGCCCGCCACGCTGGGGTGACGGTGCGCGTGCGCTCGTTGCTGCGGACGGTCATGGTGTAGGGCTGGACGCCTTGCAGGCGGCTGGCGATGACAGTCTCACTGCCGACACGCGGTTCAAGCCTGGCTGGCTCCACGAATTGCTCCGCGAACCCGACCACAACACCGCCGTATCCATCGTCGCCCTCGACCTCGGCCTCAAAGCCGATGCGCTCACTAAGCGAGCCTGCGCCCGCCCTTTTGCGTTTTGGCATTGGGTCTATCTTTCGTGGGTTCAGCAGCCATTGCCGCTATTGCCGCCTCAGCGCACCGCTTGGTGACATTGTAAAGGCTGGCCTTGTAGGCGATGGTTGCACCGGGGTGTGGCTTCCAGTCGAACGGCCTAAGGAAGCGTAGCCACATCGTCATCCACCGAAGTGCGCCAAACGCGCCACGGGGCTAGAAGCATACGCACGGCGCGCGGAAGAACCGCGTCTCCCTTAGCGTCAGGATCAGGCTCGCGGACTTCGTATAAGTCACCAGTCACCAACAGGATGGCCGAGATAATCGCAGGAGTCGCCGTAACGCCGTCTGGCTGTGCAGGTGCTGCGCCTACGGCCACAACTTCGCGATCCAGATACTCGGTTATGATGCTTTCGGCTGCATCTCGGTAAAGTCCGATCTCCGCGTCTTCATCGCTGTGAAAAACGCGGAGATGCTTCTTGACGGTATCGAGATCGAGGATCGCCATATCAGGCAGCCACTACTGCGGACGTGGGCGCGCTTGTGACTGGCACACTGCCCTTGTCATTTGTGGCTGTGACGCGAACCGTGATGGCCTTACCAACGTCGCCAGCGACGGGAACATAGGTCGCACCGGTTGCGCCCGAAATAGCGACTCCCGCCGCTAACCACTGCCGTGCGTAGGTCGGCGAGCCGGACCACGTGCCCGTCGACGACGTTAGCGTCTGGCCTACCTGCGCCGTGCCTGTGATTGCCGGTGCAACGGAATTCACCGGCGAGCCGATACCGTTCACGACACCGGCACCGATGTAAGACGCGACTCTCTGTTTACGAGCCTTCGTTGTCAGCATCGGGTTTGTCCTTCTTCTTCGTCGAGCGAGTAGAGGAGATCACCGGCTTGTCATCGGTTTCATCCGCGGCATCGTCTTCATCAGAGGCCTTCGCCTCGCCCAAAATGTCGACCAGGCCCAGCTCATCAAGCTGCTTGGCCTCGCCCGCCTCGACCTTGAATGGATCGCTCTTTTTGGTCTTCAGTTCTTTGCCAACAGCGAACGTGCGCTTGGCTTTCACTTCTAGAAAATCGGTCATGTTTACTCCCTTTCAAGGAAAGGGGAGCCGAAGCTCCCCTCAGATCAATCAGGCACCTTCGACATCGCCGGTCACGAAGGACTCGGGGCGATAGACTGCGAACGCCAGGCGCTCTTCAGCGCGGATCGTGAACATGTTCTTCTCGAAGTCGTCGACGTTCTCGCTGGACAACAGAACCTCGATTTCCATGCGGTCGAAGATCTGGGCTGCGAAGCTGAACGCGCCGGTGAGGAACTCGCCTGCGGCCATGGCCTGCGTCGAAACGACCGGCAGGTTCCAGAGCGTCGGAGTGAGCGAGCCCTGCGGATTGCCGATGATGTAGTTGCCGCCGGCGTCCTTGGTCAGCTCGATCTTCGCCCAGTCGATCGGGTTCAGAACGAACGCGGTCGCCGGATACTCAGCGAGAACGACCTGCAGAACAGCCAGACGGAGACGGTCGATGCCTGTTTCGTCTGCGGCAGCGAATGCCGGGTTGAACGCGGTAGCCTGCGGAACAAGGCCGTGGATGTTCTGGCCAGTGCCAGAGCCATTCAACAGCTGATTTTCCTCGGCGAAACGGAGACCGTAGCGAGCGCGGCCGTCGATGTAGGAGCGAAGCGCTGGCGCATCGTCCAGGATCTGGCGAGAAGCCTTGAAGAGGTGCGCGATCGTGCGGACCGGCGCAGACGTCATGTCGAACGTCAGATCCGAATAAGGCTTCGCAGTCGTTTCAGCGACCGGTGCAGCGTTGTTCGTGTAGCCGGTTTCCTTGACGTATTCGATCGAGCTCGAAGCAGTCTGGCCGGGCAAAACCAGGTCGCGGATCGTCAGCTGGCGCTCAGGCAGACCAAAGATGCCAGGAACACGCGCGCCGGGAACCAGAGACGTACCCTGAGAGCGGCCGGCGCCGACGGTGGTATTGGCGGAGGTGATGGCAGCGCGGTCGGCCTTGACGCGGATTGAGCCGCGAGAAGCGCCGGTAAGCATACCAGCCTTAAACTCAGAGGAATCGATGACGAGGTCACCGAGCGACTTCTGCTCGTCTTCGCCGGTTTCCCGCTCGCGCGCTGCGCGCTTTTCCATGTCGGAAAGACGGGTCGTAACGTCACCGAGTTCGGACAACGCCTTGTCGGTCTTTTCCTTCAGCTCCGCCGAAACTTCGCCGTTGGCGGCAAGCTTCGAGGTGAAGTCGGTGGCGAGATTGCCCACCTGCTCCTTGATGGATGCGAGGGAGGCGCCAAGTTCGCCAATTTTTTCTGCAAGTTCGGCCATGAGTGGCTCCTTATTGAATGAGGGGTGTTTTTGCTTCGGCCAAAAGCCGTTCAATGGCTGCCAAAGCAGCAGCATCCGTCTCGACGTCAGGAGCCCCCTGACCATCCTTGAGGTAGAGCCGAGCGGCCCGCTCTGCCTCAGAACCCGACAACCCCATCAGTCCCCTGATGCCGTTTTCGAACTCGCGTTTTGTGATTTGCTCGCCGGCGGACATCTTCGCAACCAGCGTCTGCGCTGCCTCAGCCTTCGCGGCGTTGGCGGCCTTGATGCGCCTCACCGGCGCGGGCTCGACGTCAGCTCCGTAGCGGGCCAAAGTCTCATCAAGCGTCGCGATGCGGTCGACCATGCCACGGTCCATAAGCGCTTCGGCGTAGAACACGCGGCCTTGGCCATAATTGTCTTCGACTTTGCTGACGGTCACGCCTCGCCCCTCGGCGACGGCTGCGACAAAGCGATTGTAAGAGCGGTTCACGCCGTCCTGTACGTGGGCTAGCGCTTCCTTGCCGAGCGGTTCGGTCTCGTTGCCTTCGAGCTTGTGCTTTCCGGCAGAAATATACGTGCGCTTGATGCCGCGCTGCTCAAGGGCGGCGGATAGGTCGTCATGTGCCGTGTAGACGCCTATCGAACCCGCGCGTCCGGAGGGCGTGACGACAATTTCATCGGTCGATGCCGCGATCCAGTAAGCAGCGCTTGCCGCAAGGCTGTTGACCTGCGCAATGATCGGCTTTTCGCCGCCGCGCAGCTTGCGAATTTCGGTCGCAAGCTCGTCTGTGCCTGGCACCGTGCCGCCAGGGCTGTCGATATCGAGTACCACAGCCTTGATGTCGGAGTTCGATAGCGCCTTGTGCAGCGCTTTCTTGATACCGGCGTATGAAGTGCCTCCGCTCATGGCGGAAAACAGGTCCATTTTATCGGCCAGAACCCCATAAACCGGGACAATGGCAACGCTACCGCTGGATTCAGCGATTTCCTTGGCGCGCGCATCGTCGATCGATGCCGCGAATTCGGACGAAAACAGCTTCTCACCTTCGGCCCGCGCCACCAAAACATCAGCCAAAACGCCCAGTTTTTCGCGCTGAATAGCCCAAGGTTCGGCCAGAAAGGCCGAAATCAGGTGTTCAAACTTCATGATTTTCCCTTATGCAGCGCGCGCTGCTGCCGTTGGCGCCGGAGTTTCGGTCTTCCCGAGCGTATCGAGGCGCGTCATCGTGCCATTCACGATGGCCTTGTTGCCGCCGTCCACTGGCGCCTTGTCTTCGTAAGAGCGAGCCTCATCGACGAGGTAGATGCCGTTCGTAACCATCTTCGACAGGAATTCTGCTCGCGCCGTGCTGTCGCCGCGCAAGAGTTCTTCCATGTTGAACTTCACCTTCGTGGTCTTCCTGGTCTTTGCGTCCAGCAAATCGCGATAAATCGCCGCTTCGATGCGTTTGAGCATCGGCCGCATGCAGGTCTTGGTGAATTGGAGGATCAGCTGCTCGATGCCGCTGCCCCAGGTGGTCGTGCCGTTGGCTGCGTGCCCGATCATAACTGGCGGCACACCGAAGATGCGGCAGATCTGCTCGACACTGTACTGCCTCGCCTCAAGGAATTGAGCATCCTTGGGGTTGATCGACATCGGATACGGCTTGAAGCCGGCCTCCAGTACCGTCACCCCGCCAGCCTTTTCGGCACCGGCGAACTGCGTCAGCGTGTCTGATATCTGCTTACGCTGCTCAGGCTTCAGGATCTGATCCGAGCTAACGATAAGCGAAGAAAGCAGGCCGTTCTTGAACATCCGGCCAGCGACTTTCTCGCCTGCCAATGCGCTCCCGACCGTATTGCGCACAACGGCGATCGGCGACATGCCGCGATCACAGCCCGGCAGACGGACGCCGCGGACGTGAAACATCTTGCCTTCGGGGACGCGGCGCTTTTTGCCGTCTTCCGTCACCTCGTAATAACGCGTGTTTCGACCGTCTTTCGATCGGCACACATCGACGCTCAAAGGGTGAAGAGGATTGAGCGCAACGAGACGCTCGCCGTTCATCTTCTTTTCGGCGAAGAAGTTGCCGTCGAGCAGCAAGCACATAGCTGCCATCGACCAGAACTCTGGCGCCGTATCGTCCATGTTCGGCATGTCGTGCAGAAGCTCGTATAGCGGAGCGTTCTTATCGACCGTGACGCCGTCCTCGCCGTAAACGATGCAAGGAAGCGTGCCGGCCGCGTTTTGCACGAGATTAACGCACGCCCAAACCGCATCAAGCGATAGGGCACTCTCAATCGTGACTGTCTCCCCGGACGTGGTGCCGAGGCCAAAGAAGCCTCGCCAGAACTCGCCGTCGGTGAGCTTGATAGGCCTTCCGACCCATCTCTCAAAAAAGCCCATCAGGCCCCACCACTAGGTTGCCCGTCACCAGGTGACAGAAATGATATTGTTGACGAAGTCGTCGAGATTGCCGCTGTCGTCGCCCTCGTAGGTTCCGGCCATCGCCGTTGCCATTGCCAGGGCGACAGCGCCGTCGATGCGGCGTTCGCGGTTGTGTTTGACGAGCTTTCGATTGCCGGCAGGATCTGGCTTGACGGTCGCATTCATCATGCACATCGTCAGCACGGGATGGTCGCCGTGAGCCAGATTACCGTTTAGGATGATGCTTTCGAGCTCACGAAGAGCCGGAGACATCGACTGGAATCCCTGCCCGAATGGCTGGAAAACGGCGTTGTCGCCTTCAAGCTGATCGTCGGTAAAACCAGCCTTCTGCAACCACGGCTTCAGGTGCCGAAAGTTCCAGCGGTCGAACGCGATCTTGCGGATATCCATCTCTTCGAACCGGTCGCGCAGGTAATGCGCAACAAACTCGTAATCGACGGTTCTACCCGGAGCAGCTTCGAGATGGCCGTCCTTGTGCCAGATGTCATACGGAACGCGGTCGGCCTTGGCTTTGGCTCGGATGCCGTCTCCCGGCAACCAGAACGTCGGCTTGACATGCCAGACGGTCTTACCCGCCTGCTCTTTCGGCGCCATGAGCACCAGAGCAGTCAGGTCGCTCACCTCAGAAAGGTCGAGCCCACCAAAGACAGGGAGACCATCAAAGTCCACAACTCGAGCGTTACACGCTCGCCAAATAGCCGGCGACACAAACGGAGCATTCGCATCAATCCTTTGGTTGAGATGGAGCCAGCGGAAGCTGGCCTCTTCAGTCGGCATACGTGCCGCACGCTCCGCGTCGTCACGAACCGATGAAACGGACTTGAACCTGCCAAGCGCTGGGTTTGCCGCCCTCCACGCTTCCTCGTCGAGGACGTCGCAATCAGCCGGAGCCGTGTATAGGTGCGAAACCGTTCGTGGTGCTTTTGATGTCTCGGCATCGTCCAGCCATCGCGAGAAAAGGTCGCCGTCAGTCGCCGCCTGCGTCGAGATAGCGAAGATCATCGCCTTGTCGCCGTAGGCGCCTTGCGACGTCACGATCGCTTCGACGAAGTCGTCGTGCGGGCCTTTGATCTGCCCGACCTCGTCGAGGATGGCGACCAGCGGCGAACCACCATGTGCGCTCTTGGCTTCCGCCGAGCTGGCGCGATAAACGACGTTCTTGCGCAGGCCGACAATCATCTTGCCGGATGGGACGATGCGATACAGCCCTTTCAGGCGCGGCGACATCATCAGCATCTTGCTGGCGTAGTTGAAGACTTCCGCAGCCTGGTCGCGAGAACGCGCGCCCGACATGATGCGGCTGTTCGGAAACGCCTCCGGTCCAATCACATGGCCGAGCAACAGACAGGCGATGGTGGCCGTCTTGGAGTTCTTACGTGCGATCGACAGATAGGCTCGCGATGTACCGTTCGGGTTGTCGTAAACGGAAAGGATGAATGCGACCTGGAAATCCAGCAGCCTGATTGGCTGGCCGACAAGCGCGCCTTCTGGCACAACCAGATACTCTTCCACGAAGCGGCACATTTTCTCGCCGCGGGTTAGCTCCGACGTCGGCAGTGCGCGCCAGTCGCGCAGAACCGGGATCGGGCCGCACTTGATGGCGCCGACCACGGCCTCAGAAAGCATTCACAACCTCGATTAGGCTAGGAGTTCGTCGTCCACGCTCGCACCCGCCTCGATCTCCTTGGCCTGGTCGCGGCGCTTCGCAGCGTCCCTCGCCTCGCCCTGTACGGCGCGCGCATGCAGCGCCAGCGATCGGCGGAACGACAGGATGGATGAAGCGTGCATCTGGACGATTGCCTTGCGCGGGTTCGCCAGGGGCGTGCCTTTCTCGCTGTACGCGACCGATCCCTCAGTGCGAAGCAGGTCTTGCTCCCTCACTAGGTCGGCCATCGTGCGGGCAAGCATGGCGGCAATTTCAAGCTGGTGCGCCGACCAATCGGCGCGGGCATATTCGGCAATGACATTCTTGAAAAATGGGACGTCGCCGTTGTCGAGCGGCACGTTTTCAGGAAACTGGATCTCCTCAGAAGCCGCAGAGGCAATCCTCACGGCCTCATCAACGCTGTCGACGCGGCTTTTCTTCTCAGACATGCGGAATCCCCTCGCGCACGCGCGCTTGCGCACGCGCTAGGCAAAAATCTGTGTTTGCATTTGAATTGCGTTACCCCGGCGGTCCTGCGGCGGGTCGATCGTCGACTTTGCGACCACCCCCGGTCGGGCAAAACCATCCATTATGCCACGGATCGAAAAAATTGTCAAGTATAAAATGTGATTTTATTGAATTAAATCAACAATTTTTCGAGATTTCTTCAACCATCACATTAGCTCGACGGGATATCCATCAACGCCAATGACCACTGCCTGCTGGCCTCGCTCGATGCGAGCCTTCAGCTTGTCGTGGCACGGGGCGCATAGTGATTGCAGGTTGCTCGGGTCGTAGAACAAAGCCTCGTCGCCCTTGTGCGGCTTGACGTGGTCACACGTAGTTGCCTCGGTGACATCCTCGACAGCCAGGCAGAACCGGCATAGCGGCTCGGCGGCAAGCTGCGCCTCACGTAAGCGCTGCCATCTTGCCGTCTTGTACATGCGACGGTAGAGCGCGGCTTCCGCTGAGCGGCCGTAGGGTTTGGTCATTGCGCCACACCCTTATGACGTGCATTCTTGCCCCACCGGTATTGGGAACCAATGGGGGACGGGATGAGCAGGTTCACAGAGGACGAGATTGCCGCAGAACTGAATCGGCGCCGCAATGCGATCGAAAACCGAGACGCGGAGCACCTTGAAAACGAGCTCAGGGCTGAACGCATTGGATGCGACACCGTCTGCTTAAGCTGCGGTACGCCGGTTAAGTCCTACTGGGTTACCGATCCCGAAAATCCACTCTGCGACACATGCCTTGGTGACTGAACGCCTTTGCTCGATGGTAGTCAGGGGGTGGACTTTTTAAGCAGCTCAACAGCCTGAGCAATCGCCAATGCAGCTTGCGCCTGATTGAGCGCATGCTCAGTGTAGCCGTTATCCGCAGACCGCTTAGCCCAGCCAATCAGCGTGAAAGCATGACGCTCTGAAGCAAGGACATATGCATCGCGCTCTTTGGCTTCCATAATGCTTCCCCCGCACCCCGATTGGCCTTCACTCCGTCCATCACGTCTCCCGATATGGACGCCATCGTGGTTGCGCAGCGCAACCCAACTACCTACATACACGACAGTGACCGACAGCCTGCAATATGCGGCTCAAGTAGCGTCGGCCATCTCAAGGAGAAAAACCATGGCACAACCGCAAGGCGCTTCGGCGTCCGAACAGGCTTATGACGCCAAGACATTGGCCAAGAAGCATCGCATTTCCGTGGAAGAGGCAGCTAAAATCATCTCGGAACATGGTGCTGATCGTAAAGCATCCGACAAGGCTGCTCGTCGTATCGCAGCGTAGCACCGCAGCGGATCGGCAGCGAAAGCAGTCAAAAAACAAAAGCGGCCCGCTCAACCAACTAAGGGAGCGAGCCGCACGATCACCATGCAAGCGGAGGAGAACGCGCATGGGATTGGTTGCGGAGGTGAGATTTGAACTCACGGCCTCCAGCTTATGAGGCTGGCGAGCTACCGGGCTGCTCTACTCCACGTGATAGTTACCCAAAGCTCAGAGGCTGCAACGAGTGCAGCATGGCGATGGGTCCGACGCTTAGAGCGCTCGGAGTGTGGTGGGGTTCGCAACTACGTTGCGCCACCCCTTCACATTACTCTCTCCGAGATCGCGGAAAGGGACGTTATGACGCCGCCTTTCGTAGTGCAGCCATCAGATTGTCGTTCGCGGCCATCAGTCGACGTTTTCCTTGTCGTTCGGCCTGCTTGCCTGTGTATCCGGCCTTGGTCCCGAGATCGGACATGTTCCTCGCTGACCGCGCGGCTTCAAGCGTCGCTCTGTCTTCGTCTTTCAACTCATCAACCGCATCGAACCACTCCTTGCGATCCGCCATTGCGGCTACGATATCCTGCCACATCATCGAGCCGCCGCCGGCGCATGTGGTCTTTTGCATTCCCAGAAAGCTATCTGCGATCTTGGCGGAGCCACACGGCAGTCCATCAGGACAGCGGGTGAATGTAACCTTGCTCATGTCGGTGTTGGCATAAGCCCTGGCCAGTTCCGATCGGGCTTCGTCTGCCGTCATCCTCACGCGCGGGCCTTTGTGCTTCTTGCCGGTAAGGTATCTGGCCCTCTTGGTGTCGAGCATGTCGGCGAAGTACTGATTGCTTTCGGTAACCTCTTGCGGATTGTCGTCTCCGCCTAACGCAACATCCACCTTGTCGCGAGAGCCAAGCAGCGCGCCAGCCGGCATCCTTGCCGCGTACTCCTCGACGCCACCGTCAATAGTGAGGCGACAGGCTTTTTCAGTCTGAGTGCCATCGCTGAACCGCAGCTTTCCGATCCGGACCACCTGCCCTGCTGGGTTCCGCTCGACGTCACCCGTAGCAACGTTCTTCATGATCTCGGCGACAGATGGCGTTACCAGCCTCTTGCGATCGTGCTTTAGGTCTTCGATTTCGTCGGGGTTGTTGTCGTTTGCTGGGACGACAGACCAGTTAGTTTGTAGCGGCTCCGGCTGATGATCTGGTTCGGCGGCGAAGCGGCGGACCGCTGCCAGCTGCTCTGCAAGTGATCCATGTCTGGCCATTCTCGTCTCCCCTGTGGTGAAGGCGCTTGGTGGGCGCCGTTACTGCTGCTGTGATTGTGCTGGGTGATTGTCGTTGTCGGCCAGCCACCCTTTGACCAACGCCACCGCCTTGCTTGCCGCTTCCCCTGTGGACGTGAACCGCACCACCTCCACTGGATGCCCGAGCCGTGCCAGCGAAGCATGGCGCTCGACCTGCGCCGGAGAAAGCCGGCCTTTACCAACCTTGTTCTCGATCATCCGCAGCTTGCCGTCCTTGAGGTAAATCCGCAGATCGGCTTCGCCTGGCGTCAGCCCGGTGGCGATAGCATCGGCCTGTGCGCGCGGTCCGCGCTTGGCGCTGTTCATGTCGCCAGCCAGCAGGAACTGGCGGCCGTACTCCGGCAGCGACCGCAGGGCGCGGACCTGAGCCGCCTGCCCTTCGCTTTCCTTGATGGGTGCGTCAGCGACGCTCACCTTGCCCTTGGCGCTCGTGCGGATGACCACGCGCTTGCCGTTGACGCGGGTGGTTTGGGTGGTGGCTTTTCCCATGTCGGTCTCCTCGTGGTGTGGTGTCGTGGTGGCGACCCACATACTTTCCGAGAGAGGAGCGAAAACGGGTAGTCGATTTGTGAAATATTTTTTGGCCGAGAAAAAAGCCCCGCATTCTGCGGGGCTGTGTACCTAGCCAGTTGCATGAAGGTTATGGCTGTGCCCGCGTAGTGGCGCCGGACTTGCCGAGATCATCGGCATGCCCGCCTCAAGGCAGGCCGCAATGAAAGCTTCACGGGCGACCTCGGAGGGCGCTGCCCATTCCAGAGCTGCCCTGCATCGGTTCACTGCCCTCTTGTAGCGATCTCCGCGTCGGAGCGGCCACTCTGCTTCCAAAAAATCCAGCGCATCATATACGCTGAGGAATGTTCTCTCGAGTCCGCACTGTAACCGGACGCGAACTGGTGCTCGAAACAAAACGTCTTGGCTGTTCATTTCTTACCTCCAATCCAAACAGATCAAGAAGCCCGAAAAATATTGGTGGGACCAAAGGCCGGTTCAAGACCGGAGCCGCAAAAAAGACCGGCTAAGAGCAGGCCTCTGTCATTGACGATCGTCCCCTTCCCGGTTCGGACACCGCTTCATGAACTTGTCGATTTTTGACCGGTCGCCTCGAAAGTGTTCGAGCACCTCCACTGCCACATGCAGGCTTACGGCATATTTCTGCTGTAGCTGCTCGACGGTGTATGGCTGCACTTCGTTGTCTGGCATCGGCGTTCTCCTCATCTGCGAAATGCGGATGAGGTGATGTCGGTTCCGGGTTGTAACGAATATGTCCATCTGCCCGCCGCACGTTGCCCAGATAAAATCATCATCAGAACCGTGCGCGCGGCACACCGCCCTGCACGGTTGCACGTGTAGGGGTATATATAAATATATACCCTACTAAACGTGCACCAACCGGGCAGCGCTGTGCGGGTGTCTCCGCCCGTATGTGCACAGTTAGTGCACGGATAGAAAAGTGGCTATCCGGGCGGTATTAGAAGTTGAATTACAGATGACAATTTGGTTGTATACCTAGATAGATTCTTCCTCGGGGCGCCCATATGTCAAATGACAAAGATCCAAAAAATAATGTCGGAAAAGATAGCCGTAAAGGCTCATCTGAACACGGCAGTAGGCAAATCAATGAACAGAAGAATCTGACTCTTGAACACCTGAGAGATAAGGTCGCATCAAAACCTCGACCCGACAATAAAACCGGACAGAGCTAAGCCTTGGTAGGTGATGCAACTTCCTTCTGGCCCGATAATCTAGCCGACTACGCGTCGTCTGCAGGCCTGCCAATCTCGCTGATCGCTCTGTGGTTTGTGTTGAGGCAACTGAAAAAGGACGGTTTAGCTAGCTCCGCTAACGCAGTCGGAGCTGCCTACAATTCGATAATCAAGGCAATAAACGATCTCGATGGCAAGGAAGAAAAAGATCGGGAAGCGGCATTATCTGAGGTGTTTAATCAGCTCGAAATGGCTTGCGCCCTGAAACGAGATGGGCAATTCAGCGGCCATTCTGGTGCTCTAGCTTCAAAGATGCTCATCGGCATTATCGAGATCTTACTAGGCGATGAGGAGAACCTAGCCTACTTCAACCGCGCAACATCTAGCTCCGACACATTTCAAAACATTAGAGCGATTATGACCGAAGTCGACCCGAACACCCCTCCCTTACAGGCAAAGCAGTTCATGAAGAACCGGGCTGAAGTCGCCGAGATCGTCTACAAAGACTACAAGGAGATGCAGCGAGCGACATTTGATATTGCCAGCCAGTTGGGAAAGTGGCTGCTTGCAAGCCTGCTCTTGATCCACGGCGGTGCGCTGTTTGGTCTCTTCACATTCCTCAGTGAATTGGCGGACAAGCCGGATGCGTTGGCGCGCTATCAGTGGACGGTATGGTGGTTCGTCTCAGGGCTAATGCTCACCCTTTTCGCCGGCTTGTTCACCTGGGTGAATTGGTCGATGCACAGCGACAACTATGAAGCTTGGGCAAACAAGGCAATGCTGTGGGATCCTGACCAATGGGCCGGCCAAAATGTCCACACGTGGGGTGTCCACATCTCGTACTGGGGAGCTTTGTTTCTGGGTGTACTTTCATCTTTCTGCATCGTTGGGGGCGCTTATTCCACCTTGAATGGCAACTGGGTGGAATCCATACGGACCGCCCTAGTTTAAAAAAAAGGCCGGCGCATCTCTGCACCGACCTTCCTTTTGCTTCTCTGCGCCGCCAGTACATCCGTGGTCGACGATAAAGCCGCTGCGCTAACGCGCTGCCATGACCTATCTAACTGGCCGGCGCGCGTAAGGTTCCAGAATTACCAACCCTGACGACCATACCAGTCGTCGATGTCTTTCTTGGTCTGGTCCTTCGCATAGCCATAGCGCTCTTGGATCTTGCCTTCCAGCTGCTCGCGCTTGCCGTTGATGACGTCAAGGTCGTCGTCGGTGAGTTTGCCCCACTGCTCCTTAACCTTACCCTTCATCTGCTTCCAGTTGCCTTCTACGCGGTTCCAATCCATTGATATGTCTCCTTTTTGTTGTGTGAGGAGAAAACGCAAGGCGGCGCAAATGGTTCCGCGATAAGTGCGTACGGCGATCAAAAGCCGCCGCAGACGAGACAAAAAAAGCCGCCAGCCCTGCAAAGCTGACGGCTCTATTTTTTACCACCAAAATGGTGGTTTTCGCTTGCGCCACCACCAAAATGGTGGCATAAAGAAATCACCGAAGCAAACCCGCTTCGGCAACCCGACTGGAGGATACCATGAGCATCAAGCTCACCGTCCAAGTCCGGTTCGGCAAGTGGAGAGTAACGATCTCCATCGGCCGTTAAACTGGGGGCCGGAGGGGCTGCAACCTCTCCGGTTCCCCAAGATAACAAAAGGGAGTGTAGAATTCAATGAAGATCAACCAACTAGCTCTTCTGCGAGCACATTGCCGTCTCTCTCAATCTGCTTTCGCGAAGGCGATGGGAGTCCCTTTACGAACATACGAGAACCTAGAGAGCGGGAGAACTCCCACGCGGGAAGTCCATCTTCAGGCTGCGAGGATGGCTTTGGTTCAACTAGTCACACTTCATCCCAACGAGGGATATTTGCCGGTACCGCTAAACGTTTTCATCGAGCAAACCATTTTGCAACACGTAAAAGCTGCCGAAGAGGTTGAAGATTAACCCACCCTAACAAACACCGCCAGTTCCCGCCTGACCGGATCACGCTCCTCCCTCTCGACGAGCGCACCTTCACGCATCAGCGCAGTCACAAGGCTGGACGCCCGCTTGCGCTGCACATTGTCGTCCAGATCAAGCCCCACAGCGTATGCTACAGCGTTTCCGACCCAGTTCTTGGCCTTCGGTGACTTCTTGTAGTCGGACGCGCTCACGGCCGCCAGAATCGACGCACGCTGGTCCTCCGTGAGGTCTCCCGCTACTTCCTCCGCACTCGGCCAATGCCATTCCGTCACGACCGGGGCAAAGTCCTGCGGCTGCGCAAGGCCGGTCCCGTTGCCAAGCGGTGTCGAGACCAAATGCCGCCACTCCGCCTTATGCGATAACGGCGTCAGGTTAGACTTGCCGTAAGTGGTGTAGAAGTAACCGAAACGATCTTCCTTGTTGATACCCGCCTCACCTGCTTGCTCTTCCGACATGCGGTTGAGGACGCGCACCGAGCGCGCCGCGCCGATCAGCGACACCGCACCGCGCGCATCTTCGACGGTAGCCTCTCGGTCGGCGACCTTGCGCAGATGGTGCACGATGTCGATCGAGCAGTTTGTGTAATCCGCAATCTGCGCCCAAAGCTTCGCCACCTTGTCGATCGCGCCGTTGTCGTTCTCGTTGACGCCGTGCGTGGACACGAATGGATCCACGATCATGACATCAATGCCGTATCTCTCAATCTGCTCGACCACCGCCTCAACAATCGGCTGCTGGATGCGCACGCCAGCCTTCTTGTCTTCGATGGCGACGACCAGCTCCTGTTCGCGGCCGCTATCCAGGAAGAGATGTCCCTCGAGGTCGGCAGGCTTCAGCTTATAGTGGATGCAAGCCGCCATGATGCGCCGCTCCATTTCGTCACGCGGGTCTTCGGCATTGAATATCCACGTGCGCAAGCGCTTGGGTGGTTTGATGCCGAGCAGCGCCCTACCCGACACCATAGCAAGACCCTCGGCGATGCAGGCCGACGTCTTACCAAGGCCGCCCGGCGATACCGTGACGGACACATACTTGCGGATGAAGTGCGAGCCGTAGGCGAACTCGCGACGCGGTAGTGTCTTGGGGTCGATCCACTTGAATGCCGTGGCGACGATCGGTGATTGTGGCACGTTCTCGTTTGCGGGCTCGATATCACTGGCTGGTGACGCCTCTATTTGCGGTGCGGGTTCTGATACAATGTCCGCCTCTGCCTCTGCCTCTGCCGCAGCTGCCTGCTCGCGTAGGCGCCCCTTCTCCAGCCCGCGCTGGATCATGCGCGTGATGTCCACCAGGCGCGTGTTGTCCTGCGCCGGGAAGTCAGGCTCCGGAATGTTGCGCGGGTTCTGGATACCAGCCTTCAGGCCGTTCTCAATCGTCTTGCAGCAGCGTGACCAGTCCCTGCCCCAGCCGCGAGCTACGTCCTGCAGCAAGGCGCGTGCCTCGGCCTCGCCGAGCGCGCCGGCGCCTACGATAGTGCCGATCGAGAATGCAGCGTCGTTGAGCGCATTGTTGCGCGTACCCATAGGCGCGCCAGCAAGGTCCGCGAGTTCGCGATCGACAGCGGCATCGACATAAGCGTTGTTGGTCGCAGCCGAAAGACTGTACTGCGTGTGAGCAGGCGCCGACTTCGGCAGCAGCAGGTCAAGTAGCCATGCTGGCGCGTCTGCAATCTCGCGCGTGTCGGTTTCCCACTTGTAGGATCGGCCGTTAGCCATCGTGCTGCCAGCGGCAAGCACGTAACCGCCTTCGGAGCGAATATCCACGCCAGCACCGAGTGCGCCGCGGTTGCGCGTGCCCACCACGTACTTGTAGTAGATGTGCAGGCCCCCGTTGGGGCTCGTCACACGGGCCGTGTCGGGGAGCGGCCCGTGCTCGGCTTCCATCTCAGCCAGCCAGTCGAAGCCGTTGGCACCGCCCGGCTTGTTGTCGATGTCTAGCGCGAAGAAGCCGGTCTTCTCGCCAGTCGGCAGGCCGACAGCCGCATCTGGCCAGTCCGACCACCATCTCTCGATGATGCGAGGAAAGCGCGTTGCTGCCTTAAAGCCGTTTGGCGTCAAAGGCGTTTTTTCGCCGAGCGTGACGATCTCGCCAGTCGCCTGGTCGACATTCTCCTCAGCGTGCGAGCGGCATGGAAATACGGGCCAGCCTTGACCGACGTAGTGCTGCGCTAGTTCAAGCGGCGTCAGAGGCGTGGTATGTTCGGGCATGAAACCTCCGGAGTATCGGCATGCAGAAAAATCGGTACGACATGCGCAAGGAGAAAGACGAAACATGGACCGTCTTCGACATCTTTACTGGCGAGCCAGCGGAGGTGAACGACGTTCCCCAAGATGGACTGGAGATGGAGCAGGCCGACGATCTGGTCGACCTGCTGAATTATCTCTACGTCAAGCGGCGATCTGGACCGGTTCACTGAAATTTTCGTTGTCGGCCGCCAAGTGACCGCAGTTGGCTGCGACTAGAGCCTTGGCGACCGGTGGCGAGACCGAGTTGCCGACACAGCTGACCTGAACCGACTTCGGGAACGCATTCCCATAGGCATCCTCATCAATGCGATAGTCTGACGGAAAGCCCTGCGCATTGTAGAGCTCACGAGGCGTCAGCATGCGCATGCCGATATCGACAATTACGAAGGTGTCCGAACCGATCGACAGTGTCACGAATTCGCGGTCGTCCCAGAAACCATGATCGCGCATAAAGTCAGCAACCTGCCGGGCACGTTGCTCCTGATCCGTGGTGAACGGCGGTACGATGAGGCTAGCCTCAACATGTCCATGTCGATCCTTGGTCGTGATTGTCCTAGCTGGCTGACTCTCCTCGCCACCGTCACCGGTGCCATAGTATGCTTGCAGGTAGGGTGCCACGAGCGCCGATTTATTGACGCCAGCAGTCACGGTCGCCGATGGTTCCTCAATGTCGTGTCCGATCGATGCGCCGAATTGACGAGAGACGAAAGCCGACACGACACCTTGCTGCGCTCCAGTTGCGGTGACCGTCGACATTGGCTCGCCAGCGTCACGACCTGGATTAACGCCACCGATACGGCGGTTATCGTTATTGTGCTGAGCGATGAAGGCCATCGACACACAGCCGTCCGCCTTCGCCGTGATGGTCGCGGTCGGCTCATCGCCACCACGCGGGCGCGACTGCCCGGCTCGGCCGCCGCAGCCTACTAGCGTTGGGATAATGACTGCGTTCTGATCCTTCAGGCTGGCGCAAATGGTGTGGTGCGGATCCTCGACGGAGCGGTTGGCGCCGCCCTGCTGCGCATAGCTAAGAACGGGCGCTATGACGGCCGAGTGCCCGCCACCGGCGAGAACGGTCGGATGGGGATCGTCGGCCGCGCTATCCCTGCGGGCACTGCCCTTCAGGCTCATGAGGTTGGGTGCCACTACTGCCTTCTCTCCGCGATTAGCACCGGTGATAGTCATGAACGGATGACCAAGGTCTTCAACACGTCCACCGTGTGTCAGGTTCACCAGAAATGGCCGCTCAGCATCCAGCACGTAACGCTTCATGCCGCGGGCGACACGCGACATAGTGGCATCGGCCAGCGGACGCACTGCGCGTAGTCCATGGCGAGCCATCACCTGCAATGATGTGTCGAAGATCGACGGGCAAGGCAGGCTCCAGTCGATGCACTCGGCTGCCGTGCGCCATGCCAGCTTGCGCCCAGCTATAACATCGGCATCAGTTGGCTTGGCATGCGTGGGCTCAGGCCAAACGATCGGCTTTCCATCGAAACGTACGATAACAAACAAGCGCTTGCGGATAGTCGGCGCACCGTAATCGCACGCGCGCAGTTCTCGAAACTCGATCTTTCCACCGAGTTTGCGCAACTTCTTGCACCAGTCCTTGAACGTCTCGCCTTTGCGGGATGGATCAGGCATTAGTCCACGCTCGGTCTGCATCAGTGGGCCGTAGTCCTTGAACTCCTCGACGTTCTCCATAATTACGACGTCGACTTTGCCGCCGCTCTTCTGGATACGCTCGATCCAGCCGGGAATGATCCAGCAGAGGTCGCGGATATTGCGCTCCACTGGCTTGCCGCCTTTGGCTTTGCTGAAATGCTTGCAGTCCGGCGAGAACCAAGCAAGGCCAACATGCCTCCGCCGCAAATAGTCGAGCGGGTCGACTTTATAGACGTTCTCCGACAGATGAAGCGTCTCCGGGTGATTAGCTGCATGTAGCGCAAGCGCGGCCGGATTGTGATTAATGGCCAAGTCAGGCGATCTTCCAAGCGCAAGCTCAATGCCGGTAGAAGCGCCGCCTCCTCCAGCAAAGCTGTCCATTATCAACACGTCATTCTTCGGGCTGAAATTGATCGTCATATCGTCTCCTCGGTGTGGTGTCCTCGCCTTGGTCGGGCTCGGAATTGCGGTTGAAATTCCTGATCCTTCTAGAACGGCGCCTCCGACAAAGCGGCCCTTAGGCCTCTGGCGCATCCCTCCCACGCAGCCTTCACCATCATGCGCTGCATGAGCTCGTCGAAGTGCGCGAGGTCAGTCACGCCATGCTCGGCGATGTACTCGCCGACGGCATCAACGCCCGCGTCTAAGGCACGCAGCTCGTAGTCATCGAGGCGATCGATCTTCTTGTAATTGTCGATGCCCACAGCGCACCTCCGGCAGATATAGTGAGGGTCTTTGTCGCGGCCGTTGGCGTTCACGCCGATCCCGAAGGCGTGCATACCGCAGACAAAGCAGGTGGTCGGATTATGGTCGGCGTCGACCGTCGGCGTGTGCTGGCGCGGGGTGGTTGGGAGTTTGGTCATGCTGCCACCTCTGTATTGCTTGGCTTCACAGAAAATGACATTTTCCTCGCTGCGGCTTTGGGGGATTCATGACGCGTAGATGGAAGACTTTTGCTGTTTCTATTTGGGCAGCTTGGCTCGTGCTCGCATACATTTTCGCGTGGCAACGATCGACCTGCGGACAGCCATGGGAAGCTGCCTGCTGGAAGGCCGGATGGCAGTCCTTTGGTGACGCTATCCTTCTTACCTGGGTTAGGGACTATCAAGAGCTCCTCGCAGGTTTCGCCGCACTTGGCGGCGGAGCCGCCGTCATCATCGCGTATCGAATGCAGCGATCTGACGTGCAGCGAGATCAATGTCGGCAGGCAAGAAACGACGGGAGCAATATCTGCAATCTTGCGTCCCAGAGTTTTATCGATTGGGCTTATGACATCGCCCATAACCACACGTTCGGAAGAAACTTCAACACCGACTTGATCGTTGGGTCTCTCCGCAAGATCTCCGAAATTGACACCATGTTGGCCACGGTTACGATGGCTGCGGTGAGAGATGTTAGAAATTTCTGCACGACCCAAGGCCAAGCCGACAGTCGCGGGAGACATAAAGCTGCCTCTGAGTGTTACTCGATAGCCCGGTTGCTTGAGTACGTGGGTGAAAACTTGGACGAGAGTGGGCGTTTTAGCTTCAAAAGCGCTCGCGAAATTCCTGCTGGTTGGCTGAGCGGGACGATCAAGAATCTCGCCGTCAAACCTGATGATCTTTTTCCTTATCGTAGCTTCTTTGATTGGGACGATCATGCTGCCACTCCAAACAAATCCGCCTGAAGCGGCGCCGGCAGATTGTCATTTGCCGGCTCAACGACAGTCATTTCTTCCGGTCGTTCAAACTCCACGCACACGATCTCGCACATGGGCGAAACACCCTTCCAATCGTTGATGTAGAAAGCCGTGTCGATCCCGCAGCCAGCTTCGAAATGAAGGCCGGTGAGCTCCTGGAACTTCACCGCCTTGCCGTCCTTCTGGCGCTCGTAGCAGGGCCGGCCGCTGAAGTTGAAACCAGCTGACATCTGCGGCACGATGAATACGCCCGAGTCGGCCAGATGCGCAGCTATATCGATGACGTGGAATTCGAACTCTGCGCCGGTATAGCGAGGAGCTCCGCCATCGCGCTTGATCTTGCCAAAAGGCGGATTGCTGATCGCGACATCAAACCGGCCCAGGTCCATGTCCAGTACACCCATCACGTCGGCGAGGATCCAATCTGCCTCCGGCAGGATTTTCTGACCAACCGCTAGGTAGTCGGGATTCCGTTCCACGCAGGTGATCCGGGCCTTCTGGTGACTGCGGTGCCAGCAGGCGTAAGACAGCACGCCGATGCCCGCGCACAGATCAATGATCCGCCCGCCATATCCGCCCTGCCCGATAGCATCGATGGTGAAGTCGAACGCCATGTCATAAGGCGTGAAGAACGCTCCGGCTGCTCCGTTGACGTGGTTCGCACCCTCGTTCCAGTTTTTAAGAACGAAGTCCTTTTCGTCTTCCGTCAGCACCGGTTTGGTCAGCAAGTCGCAGGCCTGCGCGTGCGCTTTTGCTTGAGCTTTGGTGAGCTTGGCCATTACGCTGCCACCCTTACTGGCCAGTAACGAGCGGGCGCGACGTTGTCGTTAGCATAGGTTCTGAATGACCACGGCGGGTCGGCAAGGATCGCGCCGAAGCGCGCCTCTGGTAACGGGTTCATATTGTCTCCTCAGACTGTGGTGTTCCCGCCGAAGCGGGACGCCGCGTTGGTGGCGCGGCGGGTGGTGTTGCCCAATTAAGTCAGGTTGAGCAGTTCTTTTATTTTTGTAACGGCTTGGTGAGGTGCCGTCTTTAGCGCATCGTCTACGCTCATTTCTTCTTCCCCTGTAGAACTACCACCGCCATTGGTGCTGACGTCATCCCACTCCCTCGTAACCGTGTAGGTTCCGTCTTCGTGCTTATTGAGATACCACCAGCGTTCAAACTGACCGAGGTGCCCTTTGGCAAAGTAGTAGACTTGTATTCTGTTCATTTCGGCTCCTTCGTTTTTATCTATTCTCATACGAAGGATTTTAGCCTTTCACGTATTTGCGGCAACCCTCAATTGCGTGGCACAACTTCGAAGCCCAACCGCACTAGCGCCGTGGTGAATAGCAGCAACAGCCGCTTTTGCGCGCGTCGGAGCATCAATGCGGGGAGCGTCGTTGGCAATCTCTCGACAAGCCTTCTCTTGCTTGTCATGCCACTGTGCGGCCAACTCGTAGCCACGCGCCTTGTCGTCCCGTTCCCTCGCATTTGCCGCGATGATGCGCGCAGCCTGAACAGCTGCGCTACCGTGGGCGATCATGATGGTTTTGGTCATGCCACCCTCACCGACAGCTGCTCACCCGCCTCACCCATCTGCGCACCGCGGACCTTCTTCCCCGCCTGCAACGCTTCCTTGATGGCGGTCTTGTCCGGCGACGTAGAAACGCGCACGTAGGCCTTCGGTAACGCGGCCTCGTCAATGATCTCAACCGACGCAGCTTTCTTGCCAATGGAGATCGTCGCCTCGGCCAGCGGCACACGCGGCACGCCGGCTGCTTTCAACAGCTTGAACATCAGACTGCGCATGGCTTCCTTGCGGCGCTCGGCCCGCAACTTGCGTGCTTGCAGGTCTGATATACGGCCAGCCACGGCCTTGGCCAGGCTGTCGGCGTCACGCTCACCATTAACGAGACGCGTCAGGACGGCGTGGAAGTTCGTCTCACCTTCGAGCATATCAGCGCGCAGCTCTTCGTCCGCTTCCAGCTCTGGGTAAGCGGCCAGCATGTCGGCGAATAGCGCTTCGAGGTTGGCGACGTCGGCGGCCAAATAGTTGTCATTGGCGGATCTTCTCTCGCTCATTCGTATCTCCTCAATGTGGTGACGCCATTGGTGTGGCGCAGAGTATGAAGCTAAACCGTTTTTACAAATTTGTCAAGATTTAAGAGACCGTAAACTCAATGCTGGTATCTAGTCAGTTCACAAAATTGGGATGTGCCGGATGCTGACTATCGTCTACCTCATTGCGTTTCTAATAATCGCCGTCGCGGTTGCAATCTCCCTCATTTTCGCGTTTAACTCGTCGAAGTCTGGTCTTAAAGCATCGACCATAAGGCCCCCGTCGATTGAAATGAAAGTGAGCGACTCGGCAATGGATCCTATTATTTTCCTCGGCGTGCTGAGCAGCATCATAACCATAACGGGCGCCATCAGAGACGCGGGAGCTCCCGTCACATCTGGATCCATACGGGCTCGATATTTTGCCAGAGCCGAGACGCCTGGGACTAGAGAGGCCAAACTGGATGCGCGTCCGCATTTGATCGAACGCGCGATAAAGACCGTCACCAGTATTGGTGATCGAGACAAAAAGTTCTTGGACCGAATCCAGGAAACATGCCTCAAGAAACATGACGAAGCCATTGATAATTATGATCTATCATCTTCAGACATGAGGCAGGCTTACGAACAGGCGCGCTTCTGTGTTTGTGAAAACCTTCGCGTGGTCCAAGATAGGCACAGGGGTATCATTCCTCCGGAATTCAAAGAACTTTATGACGAGTATAAATGCGCGCTCCTCTAAAACGGCACGTCATCGTCCATCAGCACCCGCCAATCCTCCTCTTCAACCGGCGCATTGTCGTTCGCCGCCCCGACCACATGGCCCACAACGTCCCAGTATTTCTGGCGCGGCTTAACCGTGATCTCGACGGTGTCGGCCAACTCCGCCTGCCGCTCAATCCATTCCAGCACAGTCTTGGGAAACGGCATTTTGCCGCCATGCGCGCGCCAATAGCGGTCGGCCTTTGACTTCGGAAAGCCCTGGTGCTGAGGGCAGACCCACTCGTTGATCGCGGTCATGCCGACCATGTAGCTGACCTTCACCGACGGCGGCTTGTCACCCTTCCCTTCGTGGTAGTAGAAGCTGCGCGACGTGACGGTGCGGGGTTCTGGCGGAGCGACGCTAAGTACTGGGACATCAGCGGCCTGAGCGGTGATTTTGACCTCATCGCTGGGCGGGAAAATGTAGCCGCAGCAATGGCAGGTCATCCGCGAGATAGGAATCTGCTCACCGCAACCCGTCTTGCCTTCAATGTCAGTCTCTTCCTGCGGGCAAATCTTCTTTGGCTGATCGCCCTCGCCTTTACCGGGCGCTCGCGGGCTAATCTGGTCGATGGGTCCGTGGTATGCCAGATTCCGCCCGTGGTCCGCGATGAGGCAGTCGTCCTTGCCAGCGCAGTTGCGCGTGCCTCGGCCGAGGATCTGAACCAGCTTTCCTGGGCTCTTCGTCGACAAGATCAAGCTGATGAAATCCACGAAGGGAAAGTTGGTGCCGGTCGTGATCATGCTGACCGAGCTGATTGCCCAGTATTTGCCAGACTTGAAGCCCTCGAATATTTCCTTAGTCTGGTGCGCGTTGTCGCTGGTGAGCACAGCGCATGTCCGACCATGCCGATGAATAGCGTCGGCGACGTGCTTCGCGTTCTCCTTGCTGGTGCTGAAGAAAAGGCCAGCACGACGGTCGGCGGAAATCGCCATGTCTTCTGCGACTGCCGCCTCGATAATCATCTCCGCAGCTGCCGAAACTTGACCAGGATTGTATTCGCCACCACGCGTGCCAACGCCTTTCAGATCAATCTTTGAATTTGTCTTCGTGCTGGTGAGGCGCGTCAGATAGCCCTTCTCGATCAGCTCGCCGATACCGATTTCATAGACCACGTCGTCGAAAAGCTTGAAGCGAACAGGCTGGGTCGCGGCATCCTGCGCGCCTTCTGCAGGGACATCCTCGGATGCGACGTTGTCATTGTCAGCCAAAGGCGCGTCATCGTCGAGATCGTCGGTCAGGCGGCCCGAATCCATACGGTAGTCGGTGGCTGTCGTGCCGCATGTGCGGCTGTCAGGATTGTGCTTGCGCACGTCCTTGAAGAATTTGCCGTACTGGGTGTTGCCGTTGCGGCTGATCGCGTGCGCTTCGTCAACGATGACGAGGTCGATATTGCCAAGCAGCTCAACCTTATTCCATACCGACTGGATGCCGCAGAAAAGCACCTGTGCGCGAGCGTCTCGGCGCTTGAGGCCAGCCGAATAGATTCCAGCAGGCGCGAACGGCAGAAGACCGATGAATTCCTTGAAATTCTGTTCCACCAGACTCGCACTGTGGGTGACGTTGAGGATGCGCATGTCGGGATAGTCGGCAAGCAGTTCCTCAATCAGCTTAGCGATGACCAGCGCCTTGCCTGCACCAGTTGGCAACACGATGAGCCCATTACCGCCGCCGCTCCGCCAGTATTCGTAAAGTGCGTCGAGCGAGTCGCGCTGATAATATCGAAGCTCAAGCATCAACCCACCTCCCGCAACAGGCCAAGCAGCCTCGCCCGCTCCTTGATAACGACCTGGCGGACGCGTTCCTTTGTGAGGCCATGGTCGTTGCCAATGGCTTCCAGCGTTTCTCCCATCGCCCTTCGCATGAGCATCGTGCCGTTGCGGCCTTCCAGCAGGGATACAACACGCGACAAGTCGGTGCCCTCCTCCTGATGCGGATCGGTTGAGCCCGGCAGTTCTTCAAAGGCCGAGAGACTGCAGACTTCGGCAGAGCGCGACTTGGTGGAATTGGTGCGAACGAATTCCTGCGCCGTACCCCGAACGCAGAGGACCGCCCACGTCCAGAACGTCTCGATGCGGCATTCGCGATGACGGCGCAACATGACGACCATCGCTGACTGAAACAGCTCGTCGGCCGCGTCTTCGTTCTTCGTGATCTTTCGCGCCAGTCTCCGCAAGGCCGGCTCGTAAGCCAACAGCTTGCGGTCGAACTCGGGACTGCGCGGATTGTTGTCGTTGGCAGCGACAAGCGGCGTGCGTGCTACAAGCGGCATAGCGGTCTCCTCATGTGGTGGTTCAGGCGTTGGTGGCGCCATCAATCCATGTCGTGCCGTCTCGCAGCACGTAAGTGATCGTCTCGGCTTCCTCATCGCAATCCGTTTGCTCTCCGGGCACGAGCGCCGGGATCGTCAAATGCGTGGGACAACCTTCCTTTTGCTCATCGAACGAAATCGGCTTTGCCCATCGCGCGCAGGACCAGTGCCCGTCGCCGCCCATCTCTGGCGACGAGTGGATGCAGGATCGACATGTGACGCGGGGCCATGCGCTCTCCTTGCAGACAGGCTTATGCTTGCAGAAGGTGCATTCGAACCAGTCCGGCGCATCGTTGATGCGCGACGGCGGCTCTGGCGAATTGATGATGCGCTCCAGTCGCGCCAATAGACGCAGACAGAACTCCGAATCGTATTCGATGCGCTCGGCATAGAGCGTGTCGTCGTCTTTGCAGCTGACGAGATAAAGGCAGCGCGAGAGGCCGAAGGCGTGCAACCCAAGCTGACATTGGCCATAGTGGAGTGGCTTCGCACCTTTGCAGCCCTTCTTGACGATCTCCTTCATGCCCTTGGCGTTGCTCGACTTGAATTCGAGCAGATGCTCAGTCTTTGGCGCCTCAACGACGCCCATCGCCTTGCCGTCGCACTTACCACGGACGTGGCCCTGCACCAGCCTGATCTTGTCTTGCTGGCCGTAGACATCGACGCCGATACGTTCGAGGTCGGCGACAAGCCTGTCCTCTTCAATGTTGCCGGTTTCGAACAGACGCAGCTGGCGGCCGTGGTGCTTTTCCAGTGGCGAGGCCCAACGGAAGGCGTACCAGAGAGCGCGATCGCATGGATTGTTGGCCTCGCCGACGGATATGCCGAGGCTATCCCATGACGAGGCTGAGGCTTCATAGGCGGCGTAGATGGCGCGGACTGTGCTGGACTCGGGTTTGGGTAGTGGGGCCATTATGACCCCACCCCAGAAGAAAAGAGTGGCGACGATGATAGTGCCGATTGGTGCCCGCGCTGATCATCCGGCTTGACGTACGTCGTCCAAATCTCCCTGCCATCGCGAGTGACTGGATGTAGTTCAGAGACGCTAACATCGACGACCTCTAGCTCGTCGGCGTCCGGTTCGTAGTCGTCACGATTGATCTTTGCTTCAACCGACGCTTCCGCGGCTTCCAGCGATTCTGCCTCGATCGTCTCGCAACCACGACCGCTGAAAGTATAATTCACCATGAACTTGGCCATCGGCTACACCCGCATCGGCATGCAAACGAGCGTCAGCCCCTCGAGGCCGTCGGACGTTATCAGCCCCGGCGTGCCGCCGTCCTGCAAGGCCAGCTTGACCGGACCAGCTGGCAACACATTCAGCACGTCACGGACGTAGGCGGCGTTGAAACCGATATCCATCGGCTCGCCGCTGTATTCGGCCTCCACCTCATCATTCGCAGAGGCTTCGCCGGCTGCCACAGCAAGCGCGATGCTGCCGGGCGCGATGCTGAACTTCACGGCGCGGCCACGCTCAGACGACACCGTCGACACCCGGTCGGACGCCTTCATCAGCGCATCCCTGTCTACGGTCACAACACGCTCATTGCTCTTCGGAATGACACGCTCATAATCGGGAAATGTGCCGTCGATCAGCTTCGACGTGATGCGCACGTCATCCGACACGATGCGTATCTTCTGCGGGCTGACGGCGACCTGCACCTTGCCCTTCGGCAGCAGGCCGACCGTTTTGCGCGGAACGATAATGCCCTCGAAGGCTGGCAGCTCCGGGCCGATGTGACGCCCGAGACGATGGCCGTCGGTGGCTACGGCTTCCGACTTGCCGCCGCCCTTGAAGAACACGCCGTTCAGATAATAGCGCGTTTCCTCTGTCGAGATCGCAAACGAAACCGGCGCGAACAGCGCGGCCAAATCGATCTCGAATTCGGCATCGAACTTGTCGTCGCCGAGCGTTGGGAAGTCATCTGCTGACAGCGTGGCAAGAGAAAAGCGCGACCGTCCGGACTTCACCAGAAGTTTGTCACCATTCAGTGTCACGGTGATGTCGCCGGTTGCCTTGCGCGCGATGTCGTTGAGCAGCTTCGCGCTGACGCAGATGTTGCCTGGCTTGCTGACCTCAGCAGGTACGCCTGCGGTGGCGATAATATCGAGGTCAGTTGCGGTGATCGCAAGGCCCTCACCTGCGGCCGCAACTTGCACGCTCGACAGGATGGGAATGGTGGATCTTGCCTCGACGACCTTCGTTGTGGCCGCAAGCGCACGCGTCAGGTCTTCCTTGTGGATGACAAGGTGCATGGGTGTCTCCTCGGTGGTGTGTGGTGGTGCCTGCCGTGGTGAGCGACAGGCGTGGTCTGTGGTGGTTAGGCTGCGAAAGAAAACGGCGACCGCTTCTTGGGCGGCTCGTAGCCAATCGGATATCCGCAGCCATCCTCACCTTCATCGTACCGGTTCTCGTCGAACTGCTCGCCCTTCAGCTCAGCGATTTTCTTGAACAGACCAATCGCACTGCCCGGCTGCTCTTCGTTGTCGTTTGCGACCCACGCATCCTTGCCTTCTTCATCAACGGTCAACGCCGAGATTGCGGCATCGATCGAGTAAGGAGTGCCTTCCGTGCCGAGAACGACCTTCTCGCCATAAGCGCCGCCGATCTGATCTTTGAGTTCCTCCCAGGTGTCGATCTTCACCTTACGACCAGCCAGCGCGATCTTGAGGATATCCCCCTTGCCGATCGTGTAACCGCGATCCTGATACTTGAGGACGCGTGTCGCTGACGCCAGTGGATAGCGAGTGCCAGGATGGAATCGCAGAAAGCGTTGAGAGTTGTGTTTCAGGAAGTCGTCGTGGAACGAGAATTCGTCAGTGTCGAAATCCAGTGCGCCCATCACGACGGTGAAGTCGAAAGCGTCAAAGATGTCCTGCGCTGTCGGGAAGAAATCGAAGTGCATGAACTGGATGGGAGCGCCGCCATTGTCTGTAAATGTCACGGCGCGCTTTGTCGTGGATACGCACCAGAAGCCATTCTCGTATGCGTCCGCGACAGCATATTCGAAGGCCTCACGGCTCTTGAAGTAGACGTCGACGTCGTTGATGTCTCGATTGGTGAATACGCTCGTCACCGCTCCGCCGGCAGCGAATGCGCCGGGGATCGGGTAGCATTTCTCGGTGATCTTTCTGGCTTCCGCCTTGTAGTTCGTCATGCAAATCTCCTCAACTGTGCATCAACGACATTCACAATGTCGCCGACTGTGAAGCTGGCCTCAATCTGCTCGTCGCTGATTTCGATGCCGAACTCCTCCTCGAGCGTGATTGCTAGGTCCACCTCATCCAAACTATCGAGATCGAGATCTCCATAAAGTGTAGCATCGGTGTTTACGGCATTTTCATCGACGCCTGCGCAATCGACGATGCATTTTCTCACTCGTTCAAACGTGGTCATGCAATTCTCCTCTTGTGGCGCCAATTACCGATTGGTGGTGAGTTCTTTTGCGTCGCCGCGGAAGTTCACATCGGGAATGATGGACTGAGGCTTGAAGGTGACGCGGTAGTGGTAGGCGCTGACGGCCTTGCCTTCCAACTGCTCGGCGAAAAACGTGACGTTGTCGGACAGGCCGAGGAAGTGCTTCTTGTACTGTCCCGGCCCAGTCTTGCAGGTCACGTCGAGTTTTCGGTCGCCGACAGAGATGCTGCACAAGCCTTCGATTGTGAGCATGTATGTGTCAGTGATGCCGTTGTAGAAAATGATGCGGCGACTAACTTCGAAATTGTCGGCAGCTTTCGACAGGTTCTGCGAGGCAACCTGTGCGTCGTCAGAACATCCGGCAAGAGCGGCAGATAGTGCCAGAGCGGCAGCAATAAACATGCGCTTCATTGTGATCTCCTCAATTGTGGTGAAGTAGCGGGCCGCTGGTGAGGCAGCCCGCGCTGGTGGGGTTAGTCGCCGATGCCTAGCCTGTGGCGCCATCCTTCGGTCCCGAAGGCGTCATCGTCGTCGCCTTCATCCAGAAGATCTTCGAGGGCATCGATATGTTGCAGAAGGACAAACACATCATCGGTAGTGGCTGCGCCGACGATGTTTTTACCTCGAATGGTATTCAGGGTCTTGTCAGTGTGAGCAGCCATTATTTCTGCCCCCAAGGGCGGCGCGTCGTGCCAGCGGCCGCAGGGGCTGGCTTGTTGTCATTGCTGGCGACGGTGCGGCGATTGTCGTTGGCTGCAACAGGCGCAGCATCGACCTTCGGCTCTGGCAGATTACCTTCGTCAGGATAGTGGTATTTCTTGAGCTCGTTGCGGGCAGCGTATTTCGGCGAGCCGTCAGCATTCTTCTCCTTGCTGTCCTTGCCCATGCCAACGCGAGCCATGAAGGAGATGAAGTGGAGCTCGTCAGAATCTTCTGGAGCTTCGTTCAGGCCGAGGGAGCGCAGAAGGCAGGCAAACTGGCGCTGACCGATCTCCTGAACCTGCGCGCTTGGATGCTGCAGGTTGTAGTTGTTGAACAGCTTGCGGCCCTTCAATTCTTCCGGTGCAAGCACGTCGATTGTGACGCTCAAGTTGATGGCATGGTCACGGGTGCCTTCGTTCTTTTCCTTGATTTCAGACGCACTGATTTCAAGCTGGTAGTCGCCATTCGGCAGGTTGGTGAAATCGCGCTGCTGGGTGTTCTCTTCGGTCGCTTCAACTCTGACGCCAATCTTGGCCATGCGTAGTCTCCTTGTGGTGTGATTTGGTGGTTAGCGGAGGTAGTAGCGGAAAGGTCCCCTACCGAATTGCGTCGATGCCTGATCGCGCCAGACATGAGTAAGCCAAACCCAAATGAGTTGGCCGGAGCGGGTGCGGGCTTTTACCGGATGCCACGCGAACCACGATTCGCCTCGGAACATGGTCACGTGGCCACTCCCGTCGGCGCCGGGAAGTGCTTCGCCAGTTCGGCATAGCCCTGCCCTTTTCGGTAAGGCACGGCATCCGGCATGCTGTAGCGATTCTTCGCGTTGAAGCCAGCGCCTTCCGACAAATGCACTTGACGCTCCTTGCCGCCCTCAGCGTGCGCGACTTTGGTTTGGCGAGCGACTTCCTTCTCCTTGATAGAGATGCGGTAGTTCATAAACGCGACGATGTCAGACTTCTCGCGGACAAGTGCATTGGCGCGCTTGTGCAGCTTCGGCTGATACCGGCTGTATGGGTCGGTGACTGGACTGTCGAAACGGACGATTTCAGGATGCGCTAGCATCACGACGCAGATGCCTCGTTGCGCGAGAGCAGACACGGCGGCCATCAGCTCATTCCATTCAGCATCGGCCTCAACGTATCCCTTGCCGAAGCCAGCTTCTTCGATAGAGGCCACCCCGATGCGGCGGCAGGTTGCCGCCCAGACAAGCGGCTCAAGGCCATCGAGACTGTCTAGAATGACCGTTTTTCGATCGTGTTCATCGGTGAGAAGTTCACCGAATACGTCGAGAAGCTCGTCGAAGCTTTCAATGGTGCCGGGCGTGACAAGCTCGACATCGGACGGTGTGCGCTCGCCTTCCGTCGGCAGATATAGTGCGTCAGGAAATTCGGCGGCAAGGCTGGTTTTGCCGATACCGTCGACGCCGTAGAGCAAGATGACTGGCGGGTCGGCTCTCTTCGTCGACTTCAGGCTGCTAAGTGAAATAGCCATAAGGCCTCCTCAGTGTGGTGCTGCGATGAAAATGATGGCTGCGATGTAGGCGGCGGCTGCAAAGACAATGAGCCACTGCCAATGCGTGATCAGCGTGCGAACAGGAGGCAAAAGAGCCACCAGAAGGCGCCAAGCACGACGATTGCCACGATCGCTAACGGGAACAGCGTGATGAGGGCGATTGCCGCCGCTGCTGTAACGGCGGCGATTGCACCGCGCTCCAATCCGCGACGGACGTATTTGCGTGGCGTAGGCGTGACCGGCACGTGGTCGAGCGGAGGTGCGGTGATGGATTCGGTGTACCAAGGGGACGTCATCAGAACGCTCCCAACCAAACACCTACGCCGTGGATGATGCCGACAGGTGCGACGACGCAGCCAAGGGCCAGCAGAATCCACGCACTTGCCTGAATACAGACATAGACGTGCGTCACCCAAGCGGCGACCGCGGCGACAACAGCGCTGAGCGGCACAAGCGTGATCAGTGTCGCGCCGAGGATTGCGAAAGCATCCTTCATAAAGGTCTCCTCAATGATGTGGTGAAGTGCGGCTGGATGGTAGCCAGCCGCTAGCGCTGGTTAGGCTGCGTTCTCGTATTCGATCCACGCCTCGACGGCGTCTTTTGCACCCTTCAAGGTGAGGCCAGCAACAGCCCGCAATTCCTTGATCGCGTCGATCTTGAGGCCAAGTGCAGCCATATTCTGCCACTTGTGGTCATAGACCGGCACGGCTTCTTCATACGTCGCCGTCAGCGTGAACACGCCGAACTTCTTGCCCTTGTATTTTGCCGAAAGACGCTTGGCTTCCTTCTCGGCTGCCTCGGCAGACGTATGGACGTGCGGCGTGGATGATGGTTTGGGCTGGCCGTTTTCGATGAGGGCGACGATGGTGGTGGGTTGAGCCGACGAAGATCGAACCGTCATTTCGCTTGGCCAGAACGGGAACTCTCGACCGTCATCAAGCTCAACCCTGAACCCCTCCGCCGCATTTGTTGGCGTTGTTTTGATGGTTCCAAAGCTTCCAACGAAGTTGACGCGGTAGTTGTCGTTTGCCGTGATCTCGACCCGATCGACCGCCTTAAACTTCGGCTTGGCGTTGTCGTTGCTGGCCTTGGCGGCGGGCTCGTCGATCCACTCGGCGATGAGGTCATCGCTGGGATTGTTTGCAATCCAGCGGCTGCCGTGCTTGCCGTCTTTCTTGTAGACTTTGTTGCCGGGTAGACCTTCGATCGTCACCACGAAATCGTAGCTGTCGCCGTAGTGCGAGCGTTCAATTTTCGCTTTCCGGCCATCGCGGGTCTTGTAGAACTTGCCGGCTTCGATTTTGAGGGTGACCAATTCGAAATTCTCGATCAGCCACGACAAATCGGTATGATGTTTCGCATCCTCAAGCTCGGGCTCGTCGTTATCGGTGAGAACGAAGTTCTGGCCGATCTTTTTCGCGATACGATAATTAGCCCCTTCGTCGAAAAAGCCGTTTATGTCGCGCTTCGCTCTGATTACGTCACCCTTCTTAAACTTCCCCATCACGCTGCTCCTTCCGTTGTTGTCTCGGCGGTCATTGCGCGCCGTTGTGTGAAGTCGACCTTGACGACATTGGTGTCGTCATCTTCTTTCGCCGGCGGTTCTCCATCCGGATCGTGCTCGATCTCGAAGCCATGCCACCAGATCGTCGATGCGCCGTCAGCAAGGCGCACCTGGTACTCGCTGCCCCAGTTGCGATCGCCGATGACGACGCCGGTCAGATGAGGATTTTGCCGGTTGCGGACCGGATCGCCGAAATTGAAGAATTCGCAGTCGCAGGTCATGCCGCTACCCCACGCAGCGCGTAGTCGTTGACCGCCTGCCCGGCCTGCAAGTCAGCATGGTCGATGTTGTCGTTCGCCGCGGTCAGAACGCGCGGCAGCGAAACCGGCATGAGGCCGGATAGCGTAGAGCAACCGCCGTTGTGCGGCGCCAGGTGCGTCGTGCGGTAGGGATTGTTGTCATTGGCTGGGATGATTGCGCGCTGCTTGTGCAGGCCGTATGTGCGCCGCAGCCGCTGGTATGCGGCCATTGGCTTGACGTTGTGTCTGGCGGCAATATCTGCGACGCTCTCGCCGTTCTCACGGCGCGCGTGCATATCCGCCAGCATAGTGCTGGTGATAAGCATCATGTCGTCTCCTCTGAGTGGTGGCCGCCTCGTGGTTGACAAAGCGACAGGGTTGTGAAACTAAACTATTTTTACAAATTTGTCAAGATTTCCTCCGGAGTTACAGGGTATGCCTGAGATTAAATCGCGCCTCCTGCAGTCGATCTTGAAAGAGCAAAAGCGGAGAGCCGTAAAGGATCGCGCTGTGTACGAAGAGCTAGGCGTGCCTCAGCAGACCTACAGCACCTGGAAGGCTGGCGTCATTCCAAGACCTAGGCAATTCCCGGCGATTGCCGCCTTCCTGGGTGTCTCCGAAGATGACGTGGCAGAGATGGCTCGCGAGGCGGCAGAAACCGCTCCTTCCATCACGCCTATTACGGTTGCCCGCACCTACGGCAAAATCTCCGACCGCAAGGCTGGCAAGTTCAAGTTTGAACCAATCAACGACGGCCGCAAACGCATCCCTGAAGGCCGGTACGCGATTGTCATCGACACGAAGGTGATGGAGCCTGTCTTCCACGTTGGTGTGAAAGCTTGGCTCGACCCTTCCCGCTGGCCCGCCCTTGGTGACGACGTGCTTGCGCATTCGGGTGGGTTTGCTTGGATCGGGCGATTCGAAGGCATGAGCAACGGCGCTGTTCAACTGGGCCGCTACGATGGTTCGCAGCTTGAGGTGAAAAACGTGGAAGCTGTTCATGTCATCGTCCTTTCGGAGCGGGTGGCTACGGCGTAGCAGGTTGGTTGCGTTATAAGGCATTTGGTGAAACCTTATAGCGCTTGACAATTCCTACAAATTTGTGTAGGAAACTGACTGTCCGATGTGGTGCCGGATATGGAACACGCGCTTTGATCCCGCCTTACGGCGAAGGTCTCCTCGGCGTGTTAGTACGGAGAAGGGGCGGAGTTACGGGTGGTGCCGGCTCATTACGCCCCTTTTCGTTTTATGCTGCATGCACGACAACGCCGGCAGAGCTTCATGCTCCACCGGCGCTAAGTTTTGGAAGTCATTATTTGCGGTCTTTCTCATAGTCGTCTCCCCTTCTGGCATTATTGATTTTGTTATCGCCAGTTGGTTTCTGGCGCTTACGGCGGCCCGGTCACTGGCCGCCATCTTCTTCTGCGCTCGGGCGCCTCATGCACCCATCTTCTTCTCGCGGTCATCGCTTGGGTCGTTGACCGTCTTCTTTCGGAGTCTTTCATCACGCGCATTTCCCTTTCATTTGCAGTTTCGTCTTTCGGGTCTTTTGCCCTGCCGGCTTCTGTCTGGCCGCTGTTGATTCACAAACTAACACAACGCATCCCAAAGTCAAATAGTTTGTTTGGCTTTGTGCGTGATTCGTGCTAAATAATTGTGAAAATTGAGGAATAAGAACAATGGAAAACGCCCTCACCCGCCTGCTAAATGAAAAGCTTCAGGAAAAGTTCGACGGCAACGCCAGCGAGCTCGCTCGAGTCGTGGGGACCAGTCAGCAGAACATCAGTAATTTCATTAAGGGGGACGTTCTCCGTCCTCATTATTGGAAGGCGGCCGCCGATGCGCTAGACATTCCACACAGGAAGATGCAAGAGCTTTTTCGCGAGGCGCGCGGTCAAGATCATTATGTTTGGAATGGTGATCCAGCAGCTCCGCATACCGCTTCGTATCGCGCGGGAACGACAGCGATCCTAGACGACCTTGGGATACCTTATCCTCAAAAGCCAAGCACACTCGTTGCTCCAAACGCAACAATAATGCCTGCAACTCAAGTAGTTACGACTAACAAAATGCTCCCTGTCCTCGGCATGGCAGTTGGTGGAGAAGATGGCCGCTACATATTCAACGGTAGCATTATCGACTATGTCGTTTGCCCTCCTTCTCTAGAGAATGTAGCGGGTGCCTATGCGGTCTATATAGATGGCGAGTCAATGTTTCCGCGCTTTAAGGCTGGCGAGACCGTGTGGGTTCACCCGGGAAAGCCAGCTCGTCGAGGCGACGACGTGATTGTCCAGCTCAAGCCTATAGAAGACGACGGCTCTCCGCCTTGGGGATACGTCAAAGAGTACGTCGGCAGGCAGGGCAACAACCTGGTTCTCCGGCAGTACAATCCCCCGATCGATATCCAGTTTGACGTCAATGACGTTCTAACGACGCATCCGATCGTTCTCGCCGGTAAATACTAGATTCACAAAATAACAAACTTTGTGATTGACGCGGAAAGTTTGTAGGCCTATATCTCCTCTTGTACCCAGCAAGCCAAGCTGGCCACCACAAAAGGAGACCACCTATGTACAGACCGCGTCCCGACGAGTTCGACGATATCGCTGTAGCTGCCCAGTCCGACGAGCCTATGAAGCGCCCGGACCACAAGGCCAAGAAGCAAGGCAAGCCCAAGACGAAATACGAATACATGCGCCGCTTCCCAAAGAAGCCGCGCAACGGCGAGGAAGTTGGCGGCGGCCACTTCGTATTCCGCCGTGGCGACAGCACTGGACGCATTCGTCCCTGCATGTGGCCCTTCGAGCACCCTTCCTATGATTCTGCGCTGGTCGAAGCCGCGCGCCTGCACAAAGAGCACGGCGGCACTTACGATGTCCTCTCCGTTTGCGGTCAGGTCAGCACGACGCCGGATGCCGGCGAATGAGCGCGGCCGCGTTGACGCGCAATAAGCTAAGCGTCCAGCAGATCATACTTTCCGAACACGCAGGGCTTCTGAATGACATCGCCGGTTTTCTGGCGCTGTCGCTCTTCATCGCGGCTCTGCTCATCTGGGCTTACTGACCACACTGCCAAACAAGGCACCACCCACCACGCCACACCCGAGGAGACAAAAATGTCCAGAAGACGCGACAACACCTACACCCCTGCCCCTTATGCCGGCGACGGCCTTGAAGTCGTAGCCAACCTTTCATCGGAAACCGCACCGACCACCGTTCTCGTGGCTGTCGCCAAATGGCACGAGCGCAGGAAGGGCGGCCGCAATCGCGTCATTGCCTCCAAGCTTCGTGCTCTCGTCGCGGCGAATGATAATGGGAGGAGAAGATGACCTGGAAGGATATTGGTAAGGCAGGCTCTGAGCCTGCCCTGTCCGCTGCGGAGCCGGTGGCGTGGCTGGTCAAGCGCTATGACCTGGAAGGTATCTTGCTCGATACAGAACTGAGCTTCGTTCGCCCGACGATCAAAAGCACATGCAGGGCCGACATGGTGCCGCTCTACACGTCCCCTCCCGCGCCATCCGTGGCCGTGAAGGCTGGCCGAGAAGCCGTCACGGAGATACGCCGACTGCATAAGCTCCTAGGTGCGCATTATCATGGCAAAAATGGCGAACCGAACCTATCCATTGCAAAAGCTTTGGAGGCCGCCCTCTCCGCACAGGTGCAGGACGTGTCGGGGCTGGACGCCGACGACGTCATAGACAAACTGGCAGCAATGCCGTGCGAAACCCAAGGGCCGGAGGATTTGGAGGCCGGGTGCTGTCGAACGTGTCGCGCCCGCACAATCCGCGCCGCTCTCGAAGAGCCGTATGACCCGGTCAACTTCCCGCCTCACCCGCTGGACGCAGCACCCGCAAAGCAGGAGGGCGGCAATGTCACCAGCCAATGACAACTCCCCTCGCCTCATCGGCCGCAAGGAGGCTGCAGAATATCTTGGCATAGCCGAGTCCACGTTCTCGATGTGGGTGGCCACTCTCAAGATGCCGCAGCCGATCGCCGGCACCAGAAGATGGGACAAGAAAGCGATCGATGCTCGCCTTGACGAACTGAGCGGCTTGTCGGCCAATGACAACGAAGACCCATATGAGAAATGGATGAGGGAAAATGCGAGTTAAGCTCAAAGGGCTGATGAAGGTCAAAAAGACCCTCGCGAGCGGCAAGACCATCTATTACTGTTACGCCTGGCGCGGCGGTCCGCTTCTCAAAACAAAGAGCGGCGAACCAATGCAGCCGGGCGATCCCATGTTGATCAAGGCGTTTTCGGACGCGACGAAAGATCGCCACGTTGACCCAAGCGAAACGTTGGGAGCGCTCATCACCGAATACAGGGCGTCGACCGAGTTCTTATCGAAAGCCGACAAGACACGCCGCGAATATGACCGGTACCTCGATCTAATTCGAGAGAAGTTCGGCAAGGCACCATTCTTCATGCTCCAGGATCCGCGCTACCGAGGCGAGCTCAAGAAGTGGCGCGACAGCATGGCGGACAAGCCTCGCACAGCGGATTATGCGTGGACCACCCTTGCCCGCATCCTTTCTTTCGGCAAGGACCGCGGCAAGCTGTCAGTGAACATTGCTGAGAAAGGCGGCCGCCTCTATTCCGCCGACCGTACCGAAAACATCTGGACAGAAGAGCACTTGCAGAAGCTGTTCGCCGTTGCGACGAAAGAGATAAAGGCTGCAGTTATCTTCGCCTTGTGGACAGGCCAGCGCAAAGGCGACCTGCTGGTTGCCCCATGGAGCGACTACGACGGCAAGACCATCAAGGTGAAGCAGAGCAAGACGGGCGCGCGCGTAAAAATTCCTTGCGGCAACGAACTGAAACAGATTTTGGACGCGATGCCGCGAAGGTCGACGGTGATTCTCACCAACACGAGAAAGAAGATCCCGTGGACGTCGGATGGCTTCGACACATCGTTCCAAAAAACAAAAGCAAAGGCTGGCATCGAGGATCTGACCTTCCACGATCTACGCGGAACTGCGGTCACCCGCCTGGCCATGGCGGGCTGCAACAACAGCCAAATCGCGTCCATCACCGGCCATAGCCTGCGCGATGTCGACGCTATCCTTGACGCTCACTATCTGGGCGGACGAGCTGAACTCGCCGAGCAAGCCATTGCCAAGTTGGAGGATTATCAGGGCCAAAAGAAGTAGCTTTACGCAACCCTGAATGTAACCTTACTGTAAGGCGACTGAAAAATTCAGTCGCTTTTTCAGTTTGCAGACTTACTGTAAGTCTTTGAAACTCGATGTACGTTATAAGATGCAGTTTGAAATTAAGCGCTTTAAAAACATTACATAAAAGACTGACTTTTAATCAGTAGGTCCAGGGTTCGAATCCCTGCGCTCTCACCACCTTCATAAAAGATATCAGTAAGTTAAGACGCATAATGCCCATCGATATGTTCGCTGGCGGTAACGATATGCGCTTGCGCCGCGTGACTTGAAGTTGCGTCCCGACAGACCTCGTCCCTGAAACTGCCTCCCAGAATAACGCAAATCGCCGCCCTCCCCGACACGCCGTCCCCTGGCTCGCGAACCGGCCGATAAGGCCGCTCAATGCAAAGCATGGTACGATGGCGTGTGCTAATACCTGATCCGTGTAGGGGCGGCCTTCGGTCCGGAGTCGGTTGTCGGATTGGCGCGAGCCAAGGGAGAAAGAACAATGGCAACCCATATCGAAGACGACAGTGACATG